ATTCCAAGGCATTAGCGGGTGACACAACCAGTTTGATTTGGTGGACAAAAAGCCAAATGCGATGGTCTGAAACCGTTAAGCAAGAACTTACTGGGGCTGATGGTGAGCCTTTACAGGGCATACAAGTCAGCTTTGTAAAGCCCAATGAGTGAAGTTCAAAACTCGGTAGCGAAGGCACAATTCCCTGCCAAGCTAGAATGCTTGTTTCAACCAGAGTCAATCCGCTATCGGGTCTTATTTGGTGGAAGGGGTGGGGCAAAGTCTTGGGGCATTGCTAGGGCATTGCTGATCAAGGCAATCCAGAACCCTTTACGCATCTTGTGTGCCCGAGAGTTTCAGACCTCCATCAAGGATTCGGTTCATAAGCTGTTAAGCGACCAGATCACGGCAATGGGTCTGGACACATTTTTTGAGATAATTCAGGCTCAGATCAGAGGAAAGAATGGGTCAGAATTTAACTTTGTGGGTCTTAAAAACAATGTGGCAAATGTTAAGTCATACGAAGGCGTGGACATTTGTTGGGTTGAAGAAGCGCAGACAGTCAGCCGACACTCATGGAATGTGTTGATTCCGACCATCCGTAAAGAAAAATCAGAGATTTGGGTCAGCTTCAACCCTGAGCTAGAGACAGACGAGACTTACCAGCGGTTTGTGGCTAACCCGCCCACCAATGCAGTCATCCAGAAGATTAACTGGTCGGACAATCCGTGGTTTCCTGAAACCTTGCGGGAAGAAAAGGACGCACTGAAAAGCCGAGACATTCAGGCTTACAACACGGTTTGGGAAGGAATGTGTCGCCAGACCATTGATGGGGCTATTTTTGCTCGAGAAATGCAACTGGCAGAGGCAGAAGGTCGCATCACCAAAGTGCTGTATGACCCTGTTAAGCCCGTCCATGCGGTATTTGACTTGGGTTGGGCTGACATGACTGCGGTTTGGTTTGTTCAGTTTATAGGCATGGAAACCCGCCTAATTCGGTATTTTGAGGTCAACCAGACCACAATGACTGAAATCCTGGCCAAGATGCAGACCTTTGGGTATTTGTATGACACGATCTGGTTGCCACACGATGCCCAAAACAAGACACTGGCAAGCAATGGTCGAAGCATTGAGGATATTGTCAGGTCAGCAGGGCACAAAACCCGCATCCTAGAGCGTGTGCCAGTGGTGGATTCAATCAACGCAGCTCGGTCAATGTTTAGGTCGTGTTATTTTGATAGAGAAAACTGTCACGAAGGGCTACAATGCCTGAGACACTATCGCTATGAGGTTGACCCTGAAACCAATCAGTTCAGTCGCACACCGCTTCACGACCATTACAGTCATGGGGCTGATGCGTTTAGATACATTGGATTGATGGTCAATGAGCCTCGTCAGCGTAGGGTTCAGAGACAAATCCCGCAAGGCTACGGTCAAGCGCACTCATGGATGGGCTAAATATGGCGACAAAACAGAATCCTGAACAATACGACCCGAGAATTGACGAGGCAAAGCAATTTTTGAAGGTTGCTAACGATGCCGACACCATGAATCGGCAAGAGGCGTTAGAAGATTTAAAGTTTGTAAATGGCGACCAATGGCCTGTTGAGCTGCAAAACTCACGCAATTTGGAGTCACGCCCTGTGCTGACCATCAACAAGCTCGATGGTTACTGTCGCCAGGTGGTCAACCAGATACGCCAGCAACGCCCTCGCCCCAAAGTGCATGGGATGAACAGCCAATCTGACCAGAAGATTGCAGAAATCATCCAAGGCTTGATTCGCCACATTGAGGCTAATTCCAACGCTGACAATGCTTACGACTCGGCAGCAGATTATGCCGTTCGCATGGGTTGGGGCTACATCCGAATCAGAACAGATTATGTGCGTGACGATAGCTTTGAACAGGAAATCTACATTGACCCTGTGGATAACCCTTTCAGTGTGTATTACGACATAAATTCTGTGTTGCCTGATGGGTCTGATGCTGAGAAGTGCTTGATCACCACGATGGTGAGCAAAAAAGACTTTGAAAAGATGTATCCAGACGCTGATCTGATGAGCTTCAGCCAGCGTGGAACAGGCGACAGCCAAAGCGAGTGGATTACCAAAGAGGACATTCGCCTTGCCGAGTATTTTTACACTGTCAGAAACCGTGAAAAGCTATTGCTGTTGAGTGATGGTTCAAGCATTTTTGAGTCTGATTTCAAGCGGTCTGAGGAATTGCTGACCCGTGGTGGCATTTACCCAATCGATGAACGCATGAGCGTTAAGAAGTCAATCAAGTGGTGCAAACTGACAGGCGTAGAGGTGTTGGAAGAAGGCGAATGGCCTGGTCGCTACATTCCGATCATTCCTGTTTACGGGCGGCATTGCGTGGTGGGCGACAAGCGCAAGAAGTTTGGCATGGTGCGTCATGCTAAAGATGCCCAAAGGATGTATAACTTTTGGCAGACCTCGCTAACTGAGTCTGTTGCTCTTGCCCCCAAAGCCAAATTTATGATGGCAGAAGGTCAAGACGAGGGACATGAAAACGATTGGGCACAAGCCAACGTCAAGTCTTTCCCGATTCTGCGCTACAAGCAAACCGACATTGAGGGGCGTGCAGCCCCTGCGCCTGTTCGCTTGCAACCAGAACCACCGCCAGCGGGTATTTTGGCCTCCACAGCAGTTATTGATGACGATATCAAGACGCTGATGGGTATATTTGACCCTGCACAACTCAAGCAGGGCAATATCTCTGGCAAGGCATTGAATGGTCAGCAGCAACAAGTTGACCTGTCAAACTACGATTTCTACGACAACTTGACCAAATCTCAGTGCCAAGTTGCTCGGGTGATTCTTGACCTCATCCCCAAGATTTACGACACACAGCGTGTTTTGCGAATCATTGGCGATGATGGCAAGCCTGAACTGGTGACCGTGAATGAGTTGGATGCGGTTAATCAGGTCGTAAACAACAATCTGGCGGTTGGTTTGTATGATGTTGTGATGGATACAGGCCCTGGCTACAACTCACGCCGACAGGCAGCGGTGGATGCCATGACCCCGATCTTGGCAGCAGACCCGAATTTGATGAGCCAGATAGGGGATTTGTGGTTCAGGAATCAGGACTTTCCTGGCGCAGATATCATTGCAGATCGTTTGGCAACCCTTAACCCATTGGCACAGCTTGATGAGAAGTCGGATATCCCGCCCCAAGCGCAAATGGCTCTTAAACAGCTTCAGGCGCAGAATGAGGAACTCCAGAAGGCACTTGAACAGTTCCAAGTGGAACGCAAGCAACGCATGGATATTGAGTCTGTTAAGCAAGAGGCTGAGACAAAGCGGGAATTGCTGAGACAGACAGGCAAAGCCTATAACGTCGAAACGATGGCTGAAGTGCGTGTTAACGACCAGAACACCCGATCAATCACCTCGCAAAACAAGATGGAGATCGATGCGATTGTTCAGCTTTTGCTCAAGAACATGGACACCTCAAGGCTAAATGCCGAGATTGACCGAAGGAATGCGGAGCAACAAAGGGCAATGGAAACCGCAGTGGTTGACATTGACAGCACACAGAACCCCTTGATGCCTCAATAATTTCGTGGTAAATTTGCCACAACCTTACCTGTGAGGTTCACAGGGCACAAATCGTAGGGATACGTATGTCCGAAACAGTGGCTAGTAATGTTCTTACTAGCGAGAATGCGGCTGAGTTCTATGCACAAAAATTGGGTTTAGCCCCCGATAGCCAATCGTCTGAGGCTGATGTTGCAGAAAAGCAACAGGCAGAGCCAGAACAAGGTGAAGCGGAAGGGAGTGAACCTGAAGCAAGAGAGGAAGCCAAGCCACAGGACGAGCCTAAAAAGCAAAATCCGAAGCTAGAAAAGCGGTTTAGCGAGATTACTAAGCAACGTGAGGAAGCACGCAAAGAAGCGGAGGCCGAGCGTCAGCGAAGGGTTGAGCTGGAACAGAGGTTAGCGGCACTTGAGCAACAAGCCCCCAAAAAGGAGTTTGTAGATCAAGAACCACAACCGAGTCAGTTCCAAGATGCGTTTGAATATGCCAAGGCTCTAGCAGAGTACACGGCTGACAAGCGGATTGAGGAAATGAAGCGGCAAGAAGCAGAGGCAAAAGCCGAAGCAGCACGACAGTCAATGATTCAGGAATGGTCAAAGAAGGTCGAAACTGCCAAAGCCGAGTTGCCTGACTTTGATGACATGGTTGCATCTTCTGATGTGGTTGTGTCGGACGATATTCGTGATGCGATCTTAGAGAGTGATGTAGGCCCAAAAATCCTATACCACCTTGCAGAGAACAGCGAATTCGCCAAAAAAGTTGCTTCAATGCCGACAAGGGCTGCTTTGAAAGAAATCGGTAAGCTAGAGGCACGATTTGAGGCGAAAGCCGAAGAAAAGCCTGTGGTCAGAAGTAAAGCACCAGCACCTGTCACGCCAATTAAGGCTGCTTCTGGTGTAGCGGATACCAAGCTATCTAGCGATGGCAACTGGTATGGAAGCTATGCTGAATGGAAAGCGGCACGAAAAGCGGGTAAGGTTCGGTAACCCTTTTTTGTCCATTGAATTTGAAAGGAGAGCGTAATGTCTAATACGCTTCTGACAATTAGCAAGATCACCAATGAAGCATTGATGGTCTTGGAAAACGAGTTGACTTTCACGTCGGAAGTTGACCGCAACTATGATGACCAGTTTGCTGTGGTCGGTGCGAAGATCGGTAACACCGTCAACGTCCGTCGCCCTGGTCGTTTCATCGGCACAACTGGCCCCGCCCTGAACGTTGAAGATTTCAACGAAACGAGCGTGCCCGTTACGCTGTCCACCCAGTTCCACGTTGACACCCAATTCACCACTCAGGATTTGGCTCTGTCTCTGGATATGTTCTCTGACCGAGTGCTGAAACCCGCTATCGCTGCAATCGCCAACAAGATTGACAACGATGGATTGGCAATGGCTCGTCTGAACACCGCCAACATCGTTGGTACTCCTGGCACTCCAAGCACCGATTTGGGCACTTACCTGACCGCTGGTGCTTATCTGGATGCCGAAGGCGCACCTCGTGATGGACGTCGTTCTTGCATCGTTGAACCCTTCACCTCTGCAGTGATCGTCAACAGCCTGAAAGGTCTGTTCGTTCCCCAAGAGGCGATTGGCGAGCAATACCGCAAGGGCTTGATGGGTCGTGACTCTGCTGGCATGAACTGGAAACTCGACCAGAACGTTAGCCCTCAGACGTTTGGTTCGTTTGCTGGCACTGCCACTGCTGACACCACCTCGAGCAACACTGGTATCCTGACCTCTGGTTGGGCTTCTACCAGCACCATCACCATCACCAAGTCTGGTACTGTGACCCCCAACGTGGGCGACACCTTCACCATTGACGGCGTGTATGCTGTGAACCCGCAGAACCGTCAAGCCTACGGCTCTAACCGTCTGCGTAACTTTGTCATCAAGTCGATCAGCGGTTCTACCGTTGTGGTCAGCCCCGCTATCATCAGCGGTGGTCAGTTCCAGAACGTAAGCATCCCGTCAACCAGCGCAACCGCTGCGATCAACTTCTACAACAAAGCTGGCGCAGTTTCTCCGCAGAACATCATCATGCACCGCAATGCGTTCACGCTGGCAGTGGCTGATCTTGAGCTGCCCGAGGGCGTGCATTTTGCGGGTCGTGCTTCCGACAAGGAAATCGGTCTGTCAATGCGTGTGGTTCGCCAGTACACCATCAACAACGACTCCATCCCGACTCGTCTGGATGTGTTGTATGGATGGGCACCGTTGTATCCCGAACTCGCTTGCCGAGTGGCTTCTTAATTAGGAAAGGAAACAGATCATGTCTAATCCTGGACCCGCTTCCACAGTCACCCCCGTTTATCTGCTCAATGGTAATGCCGCTGATGGCGTTGCTGTTGGCGTTGCGGGTGGTTTGGTCGGTTTTTATGGTGAAACCCCTGTCGCACAGGCGGGTGCTATCACCGCATTGACCGCTGGCCCCACCACTGCTGAGTTTGTCGCAGCTACCAATGCGATCATCACGGCACTCAAGAATGTCGGCATCACAGCCTAATTCATTCTGACCTGAACCTCCCTGCTCAAAAAGTGGGGAGGTTTTTTTTTGGAGAAACCATGCACGTAATGATTGCCATCCCCGCATATACAGGCGTTGTCCACATGGGCACGATGCGGTCACTGTTCACAGACCTTATCACGCTGGTTAACAGAGGCGATACATTTACATTGGTAGACGATATTGGAAACGCCCTGATTGCTGACAGCAGGGGGGTAATCGCAACCCAATTCTATGAGTCTGATTGCGATTGCTTGGTGTTTATCGATAATGATGTTTCTTGGGAAAAAGGCGCACTGTTAAGATTGATTGATGCGCCTGTTGATGTGGTAGCAGGGGTTTACCCTAGGAGGCGTGACCCAATTGAATACCCGATTCATTACCTTGACAAGCCTCAATTGTGGGCAGACCCTGCAACTGGATTGTTGGAGGTCAAGTCTGTTGCCACTGGGTTTCTCAAGTTAAGCCGTAATTGCATAGCCAAGATGATTGAGGCTTATCCAGAAAAGCATTACTACACGGCAGAGCGTGACAAACAGTTTTACCCCCTTTTTGACCATGAATTTGAGGATGGTTACAAGTGGGGAGAGGATTACAGTTTCTGCATTAAATGGCGAAAAATTGGTGGTCAGGTATGGATTGACCCTGAAATGGCGATGGGGCATACTGGACTAAAAATTTTTCAAGGGCACATAGGAAAGTGGTTAAAAAACCGCTAATGGGCTAAAATAAAACATCTTTCAAAAGGAAGGTCTATGGCTACCACCTCCACCATTCGCAAAATTGGCGTAACAACGGCTGTATCGGTGGGGGCTTCTGCCACCTCTGAAGCACTGATTGTTTCAAGCACCAATGACCAAAACAATTTTGTTTCTTTGATTAACACTGGCGCAACCTCTGTGGCTGTCAAATTTGGCCCTACTGGTTTGAGTGCCCCTGTGTTGCCTGTAAGTGGCTCAACCACTGGCGATTTTGTTCTGCCTCCGAACATGAACAACGCCATTATTTTTGAAGTTCCGACTACGCCTTGTTATGTGCGAATGATTGGCTCGGCTGCTGGCCCGTCCATCGTTTATGTGACACCTGTGGGGCTGTAATGTCTAATCCCGCCGATTCGTCAGTACAAAACTTACTGCCAGTTCAGGCGTATTTTTCGACTGATGGCACTTTCCAGACCTTTATTGGTCAGGGTCAACCCTTTTACGCATCGGTTAATCCTAGCCAATCTGGTCTGAACATAACCAACAGCACGATCAATAGCACTACGATAGGCGCAACATCGCCCTCTAGTGCTATTTTTACGACTGCACAGGTTAATACTGCTCCATCAACTGCTTTGGATGTTGCTAATAAGCAATATGTTGATGGGTATGTGGCGGGAATTTCATGGAAACCGCCCGTCAATTACGGCACAACTGCTGACATTACCCTCTCAGGTCTAACGACTCAGGGTGGTGGCGATTGGGCATCGTCTTTGACTGCTGGCATGAGGGTTTTGGTCAAGAACCAGAACACAGCATCAGAAAATGGCATTTACACGGTTGCATCTGGCGCATGGTCACGATCTGCTGACGCAAATGTGTGGGATGAGCTGGTTTCTGCCATTTGTTTTATTGAAAGCGGTGCGTCTTTGGCTGGTTCGGCATGGTATTGCCCTGCACAACCTGGCGGCACTCTTGGTGTAACCGCAATCACATGGTCTAACTTCAGCGTTGCGGCAACTTACACCGCTGGCACAGGACTGACGCTATCTGGTTATCAGTTCAGCATCACCAACACAGGTGTTGCGGCTGCGACCTATGGCTCTGGTTCTAGCGTCCCTGTCTTTGCTGTGAATGCACAAGGTCAATTGACCTCTGTGACCAACACATCGATTGGGATTAATGCCAATCAGATCACCTCTGGAACAATCACTAACGCCCAACTGCAAAACAGCACTTTTACGCTGAATGGCACATCTGTCACATTGGGTGGAAGCGCAACGATTACCGCAGCCAATCCGCAAACCCTGACATTTGGCACAGGTTTGTCAGCGGGTAGTTACGATGGTTCTTCCGCACAGACCATTAGCATTGCAGCCACAGGGGTTAGCGCATCAACCTATGGGTCAGCGTCTGCTGTGCCTGTGTTTGCGGTCAACGCTCAAGGGCAGATCACAAGTGTTACTAACACCAACATCAGCATAGCCAATACGCAAGTGACGGGTTTGGGCACTATGTCCACCCAAAACGCAAATGCGGTGGCAATCACTGGTGGAACTGCAACAGGGCTGACAAACCTTGGTGCTGACTATTTGCAGTTCAACACAGGTGCAACTGTTACCGCTGCGGTTGGAAAAATTTGGTGGGATGGCGGTACAACTGTCAATGTTGGCATGACCACTAATGTGACAGGCCATGCATTAGAAGATCAATACTATTACATCAAAGCCTCGTCTGCCATCACTAAGGGTGAAGTGGTGATGTTTACAGGCTCTGTGGGGGCTTCTGGCGTTGCCACAGGCGCACCCGCAACGGGTATCTCTGATGGTTCATACATCATGGGTATTGCGGCAGAGGACATTGCCTTAAATAGCTTTGGTTTGGTGCAATATGAAGGCACTTTGCGTAATGTCAACACTTCTGGCATTGGCGATGGTGAGGTGCTTTGGTACAACCCTGCGGTCACAGGTGGTTACACGGCGACCAAGCCAAGCGCACCCAACGTCAAGGTTCAAGTTGGTGCGGTCATCAACGGAAACTCTAGCGGTGGTGGCGTTATTCTGGTTCGTGTCAATGCTGGTTCTGTTTTGGGCGGCACAGATTCCAATGTGCAGTTTGGGACACTGGCAAACAATGACCTGATTCGCTATAACTCAACCGCTGGATACTGGCAAAACGTTGCTTCTAGTAGCGTGTCGGTGGGCACTGCCACCAATCTGGCGGGTGGTGCTGCGGGTTCTGTGCCTTATCAAACCGCATCTGGCACGACTGCAATGTTGGCAGCGGGTACAAATGGTCAGGTTTTGACCATCGATGGCTCTGGTTTGCCCACATGGTCAACGCCAACAGCGTATGCGACTGTGACTGATGACACCACGACCAATGGAACTCGGTACATTCTGTTTGCCAATCAAACCACAGGCAATTTGACCACAGAGTATGTGTCATCCACAAAACTTCAATTTAACCCAAGCACAGGGGCTTTGAGAGCCTCACAACTGGTGATTGCACCGTAAGGATTGAACATGGGACAACTTGTTTTTCAGGCAAATTTGGGTGGGGCAGTTAACCTTGCTGGCCCTAACACTGCTTCAACTGTCACATTCACCTTGCCAAGTGCTGATGGCACAAGTGGTCAGGCAATTACCACCAACGGCTCGGGCACTTTGGCGTTTTCCACTGTTGGTGATGTAACCCTAACTGGCGCACAGACCTTCACAGGCACAAAGACCTTTGCTGGCACATCGTCTGCTTTGTCTGCGGTGATTTCTGATGTTGCAGAAACAATCACTGTATCTGCTACTGCGGCAACTGGCACGATTAACTACGATGTGACCACTCAATCGGTTCTCTACTACACTAGTAACGCATCTGCTAACTGGACTGTTAATTTCAGAGGCTCAAGTGGCACAAGCCTGAACACGCTAATGTCAACGGGTCAGTCTTTGACTGTGGCGTTTTTGGTGACTCAAGGCGCAACGGCTTACTACAACAGCGCAGTGCAAATTGATGGTTCATCTGTGACCCCGAAATATCAGGGTGGAACGGCATGGGCTGCGGGTAACGCCAGTGGAATTGATGCGTATGTTTATACGATCATCAAGACAGGCAGTGCCGCATTCACCGTTCTTGCCAGCCAAACTCAATTCAAGTGAGATTAGTATGCCCGTAGTTGAAACAAAAGGCTCTGCATCTTCACAAGGCTTTGGTGAGTTTGCCAAAAGCGGTGGCCCTGCCAACTACATTGAGGATGTGTTCCAAACGTGGCTCTACACGGGTAACAGCACATCTGGCGGTACTCAAACCATCACAAACAACATCGACCTTTCTACAAAAGGTGGTCTTGTTTGGATTAAAGGTCGGAGTGCGGCATCAAACCATATCTTGACCGACACAACCCGTGGTGCGGGTGCTAGTGCCACAAACAACAATGCCTTAGCAAGCAACTTAACAGATGCTGAAGATTTAGGTGGAAGTTCTTACGACTACTTATCTTCTTTTTCTACTACTGGGTTTGTTGTTACGCAAGGCGGGACAACCACAGCGACTAGAGGCACAAATTACAACAATGTTACCTATGCCTCATGGACTTTTAGGAAACAGGCTAAGTTCTTTGATGTTGTGACTTACACGGGTACTGGGTCTGCACAGACCATTAATCACAATCTTGGTTCTGTGCCAGGTTGCATGATTATTAAGAGGACTGACTCATCAGCCAGTTGGGGCGTTTATCATCGCTCTTTGCAAACAACTCCAGGTTTAGAAAACAAGGGCATTGTTTATTTAAATTTAACTAATGCTGTTGCTTATGGTTCTTCGCCTTGGAGTAACACGGCGCCAACTGCAACACAATTTACAGTAGGTTTTGCGGCAGAAACAAACGCATCTGGCGCAACCTATATAGCCTACCTATTCGCCCACGATGCTGGTGGCTTTGGACTGACTGGCACAGACAATGTGATTTCTTGTGGGTCGTTTACGACTAGCGGAACTTCTCCAAACAATGCGACAGTAAATCTTGGGTACGAACCTCAGTTTTTGCTTTACAAGATTTCAAGTAGCACAGGAGACTGGCGCATCGTAGATAACATGAGGGGTTTTCTTGCGTCTGGTGGTTCGCCTACTTCTCCTCAGTTGCGTCCCAATCTGTCGAACGCAGAGCAAAATACCTCTTTTGTCCAATTAACTTCAACAGGGTTTACAACAGACACAGGTGTTGATGCCGAGAGCTATATTTATGTTGCCATTCGCCGTGGGCCGATGAAAACGCCTACGAGTGGGACGAGTGTTTATGACGCAGTTACAAGGACGGGTACAGGTGCAAATGCCACTGTGGCAAGTTCATTCCCTGTTGATTTGTATGTTGTTCAACCTAGATCAAATCTGGCGGGTACTCCCGCAACTTGGATAAATCGTCTTGCAGGGGGAGATTTATATCTAAGGTCAAATGCAAACTTTGGTGAGGCCACTTTAGGAACAAGTGCTTTTGGCACTGTTATGAATGGCGTTTCTTTGGGCGGTGATACAGAAACAAATTATTCATCTTCTACTTTTATCAACTGGTTTATGCGCCGTGCCCCCGGCTTTATGGATGTGGTTTGCTATGACGGGACGAATAACGATATTGCTCTAACTCACAACTTAGGAGTTGCACCAGAAGCAATCATTTTGAAGAAGCGTAGTAGTTCTGGTGATTGGGATTATGATACAAACTTCACCAGCACTCAACACACATATTTAACACTGAACGACACAATTGCTGGTAGCACAGCAAATTACTCAGGCGGAGTTAACCTAGCGGCGCAACCAACATCGACAACAGTAACGGTTGCGGGAGGGGCATACAGCACTAGCGGTAGCACCTATGTGATGTACCTGTTTGCCACTTGCGCTGGCGTGAGCAAGGTTGGTTCATACACAGGAACTGGCACAACTCTACAAATTGACTGTGGATTCACTGGCGGCGCAAGGTTCGTCCTGATTAAGCGCACCGACAGCACAGGTGCTTGGTATGTGTGGGACTCTGCTAGGGGCATTGTTGCTGGTAACGACCCATATCTGCTCTTAAATAGCACAGCCGCAGAAGTCACCAACACCGACTATGTAGACACCTACTCTGCTGGTTTTGAGATCAGTAGCACAGCACCAGCGGCAATAAATGCCAATGGTGGGACATTCATTTTCTTGGCGATAGCGTAAGGAAGCATCATGGAAATCAGAACACAAGACGGGCAAGTGATGTTTGAGAGCGAGTTTCGTTCTTACATCAAAGCCAATGGTGGCCCGACATGGGCAGAAACAACTGAAGAAATCTTAAATTCTTTGGGTGCTGATGTTGTTTTTGAAGGCCCACAGGCATCTGGTGGCACAGTCTATCAATACAGCCAGCGTCAAGGCGTTGAGCAGATTGATGGCAAGTGGTACACCAAGTATGTGCTTGGCCCGATTTTCACTGATCGCCCTGCTACTGATGACCAACCCGCTAAGACTGCGGCAGAGCAAGAAGCAGAATACAAGGCTCAAAAAGACGCAGAGCAAGCCAAATCTGTGCGTAATGACCGTGACCAACGCTTGAAAGACAGCGATTGGACGCAACTGTCTGACAGCACTGCTGATAAACAATTATGGGCTACATACCGACAAGCATTGCGTGATGTGCCGACCCAAGCTGGTTTTCCTTGGTCTGTTGAATGGCCTGTTAAGCCGTGAAGTGGGAAATTCTTGAAGTTCATACTGAGGGCGAACTGATCACCCATGTTCGCTACTTGGTGACTGAGGGACAAGTTGCCTCAGAGGGTTATTGGTACTTTGACAAGCCTGAATTAACGATTCCGTTGGCGCAAACCAATGAGGAAATGGTCGTTAATTGGGTGCGTCAGGCTACTATGAAAGATGGTAAAAACGCCGTAGAATCACGCATAAAAGAGCAGATTGAGGCGTTGAATTTGACCAAAGAAATTCACCCGCCTTGGAAACCAAAAACCTTCACGGTGGCAGTATGAACGAAGTGAAACTAGAACTTACTGTCGAAGAATTGCAAATAGTGGCTGGCGCATTACGCGAGCTGCCCTATAAAGTTGTTGTTAATCTGCTACACAAGATTGATAGGCAGGTCATCCCGCAACTTCAAAAGGGCACAGAAAATGGCGACAACCCCACTTGATATTATCAGCCGAGCATTAAAAGACATTGGCGCACTAGAAGCGGGAGAAACCCCGACCCCTGAAGCGGCTCAGGATGCGTTTGATATGTTCAACGATTTGATCGATCAATGGTCAAACGAGAACATGATGGTTTTCAATGTCACTGAAATCATCTTCACGGTTGTGCCAGGTCAGACCCAATACACGATTGGCCCAAATCCTAGCACCCAAAACTTTATTGGTTCGCAGTTTACTGGCTCTATCACTGGGAATGTTTTAACAGTGACCAGCATCCAGCAAGGTGCAGTGGCTCAAGGGCAGACTTTGAGTGGCACTGGCATTGCTGAAGGCACAAAAATTGTGTCTTTTGGCACTGGCGCAGGGGGCAATGTCAACGAGCAAGGCACATACATTCTGAACAAATCTCAGACTGTTGCCAGCACTAGCATTACGGCTTACTACCAAAAGCCTTTGAGCATTGATTCTGCTTTTGTGCGTATCAACACCAATTCCAATGGTGTGCCCATCATCAATGGCGGTCTGGACTATCAGGTGGCTATTCTTGCCTTGCAAGACTACGAGCTGATTGGTCTGAAAACACTCAGTGGCCCGTGGCCCAAGGCTTTGTATTTCAATCCTGGCGAGGAATCGGGTAACTTGTTCTTGTGGCCTAACCCGTCGCAAGGCGAAATGCACATATTTGCCAACACGATTTTCAGCCGATACGAGAGCTATTACACGCCAATTTCCATGCCTCAAGGCTATGTAATGGCGATGCGGTGGTGTTTGGCTGAACGGCTGATGCCCATGTATGGCAAGAATGACCCGCAACAGATTGCCATGATTACAGCCTATGCAGCACAGGCTAAATCAACAATCAAGCGCACGAATATGTCGCCATTGCAAACGGCAAGGTATCCTGACGCATTGTTGGCAAATAAATCTAAAGACGCTGGTTGGATTCTCACGGGCGGTTTCTTCAATTAAGGAGCTGCAATGCCTGATTTTGGATTTGTCGGCCCAAGTTACGAAGCACCTAGCATCTATCAGGATGCACAGGAGTGTATTAACTTCTTTCCCGAGATTGACCCGCTGAAAGAGCCTGGCACTCGAGGAGTGGTTGCCCTTTACCCAACGCCTGGCTTGACCACCAAGGCTGTTTTGCCCAATAAGCAAGAGATTCGTGGGCTACGCACTGTGTCTGGTGGTCAGCAAATGGTGGCGGTTTGTGGCCCGTATGTGTATGTTTTGTCGGCTAACCTTGTCCCTGCGGTTGTTGGGATTCTTAACACCTCGTCAGGCATTGTTGGCATTACAGACAATGGCACAAATGTGTATATCGTGGATGGGGCATATCGCTACACATGGCGCATTTCAGCACCTGCCACAGCGGTTTTGACAGGTTCTATCAGTGGGACAACCCTGACTGTCAATACACTTTCCAGTGGTACGATAGCCACAGACCAACAAGTTTTGGGCGTAGGGGTATTGTCCGAAACAATTATCACTGCTGGTTCTGGCTCGTCTTGGACTGTTAACCGAAGCCAAACCGTTGCCAATGGTGCGCTAAACACTGCGGCTGTAAGTGCCACATTCACAGGGACAATTTCTGGTACGACTCTGACTGTCAGTGGCGTAACAGGAAATATATATGTTGGTCAGACCATCCAAGGCACTGGCGTAACTCTTGGGACGATTGTGGTTGAGCAACTGACCTCAACCACTTTCAAGCTAAGTAATAGCCACACGATTTCCGTTGGCGTGACCATGTGGGCGTTGAATTTCTCGGTTTTGCCCTCGTCTGATGGGGCGTTTTCGGGTGCGACCACTGTGGACATTATGGACAATTACTTTGTCTATAACCGACCTGATTCGCAGTGGTGGGGTGCATCTGATCTGAATTCGCCAATCAGCCCTGCGTTAAGTTATGGCGTTAAGGATGGTGGCCCTGACAACTTGGTGGCGTTGATTGTTGACCATAGAGAAGTTTACCTACTTGGTGAACAATCTTCTGAGGTCTGGACAGATGTTGGGGCGGTTCAGTTTCCTTTCCAGCGTATTCCTGGCACATCAACCCAACATGGTTGCGTGGCTGAGTTTTCTTTGGCACGTTTGGGCAACTCGTTTGCGTATGTGAGCCGAAACAATCGTGGTCAAGGCCAGATCATGCAAATGAATGGCTATATCCCGCAGCGTATTTCTACCCATGCGGTTGAAAACACTTTGGTTGGGCAAGTCATTGATGACGCAATTGCTTGGACATACCAACTTGAAGGTCACGAAATCTATGTGGTGAACTTCCCGAGCATTGGCGACAATGGCTTAACATGGGCGTACGACACTGTGACTCAAATGTGGCACAAGTGGTTATATTGGGAAGCTGATCAGACCTTTGGGCGGCATCGTGGTAATTGTTGTTGTGTCTTTCAGGGCATGGTGATGGTTGGCGACTATGAGAATGGCAAGCTGTATATGTTGGACAAAGCCAACTACACAGACGATGGCAATACCATTCGCCGTGTCCGTCGTGCGCCTCACTTGGTGACTGATTTGCAACGCCAATACTTCAATGAATTGCAGATTCAGTTTCAGCCTGGTGTTGGCACAACTGGTTTGTCGGTAAATTTCACAAATTACACCAACAATCCAGAGGAATACATCATTTATCCTGAAGCATTCCTTACAATTGGCCCGACTGAATCTTTAATTATTGGCAATCAAAGCAGTGGCGTGCCACAAAACGTGACCACGACTCAGCCAAAAGCCATGTTAAGGTGGTCAAACGATGGTGGCTCTACTTGGTCAAAAGAGTATTGGGTCAACATTGGCGCACAAGGAAAGTATCAAAATCGAGCCATTTGGAGGCGTTTGGGCATGGCACGTGACCGCATTTATGAGGTTGCCATTACCGACCCTGTAAAGGCTGTGATTGTGTCAGCAAACCTTAAAGCAAGTGTGGGGGCTAACTGATGAGCAATGGACTTTACTCAACGCCACAGGTCAATCCATACCCGCAAAGCGAGTTTCTTGACCCGAATACAAAGCGACCAACACGGGCATGGCAGCAGTTCTTTTTGAATTTGCTTAACTTCACATCTTTTTCAAGCGCAACGGCTGGCTCGGCAACTTTGCCATCCAATCCTGTTGGATTCATCAAAATTACGGTTGATGGCAAACCGTACAAAGTTCCTTATTACAACGAATAAGGAATAAAATTTAACAAAGAGGTGATCTTATGGGATGGTTCAGTCAATTAACAAGTGGCAATATTGGTGGGGCTTTTGAATCCGCTGTAGGCAATGTCGCCTCTGGTGTTAGCAACATCGGGCAACAAATTGACGATACTGTCAACAAAATCCCTGGCGGTTGGGGCACTGTTGGTCTTGCCACAGGAATTTACTTTAGTCCTGAAATTGGTGGCTATGTAAATTCAGCCACTGGCGAAACATTAGCGCAAGAAAGTGTATTGGCAGCAGCAAACGATGTGGCAGCCCAACAAGCGGCAGCAGCAAGTATGGCTGGCGGTGGTTCATCTTTGGCAAGTATTGCTGGTGGCACATTGGCTGATGATGTGGCGGCACAACAAGCGGCTGCTGCTGGCATGGCAGGGGCTGGCGGTGCGGCGGCGGGTGGTGCATTAAGTAATGCGGCAGCAGGGGCAGCAGGGGCGGCGGCTGGTAATAAATTAGCTGATGCGTTGCCATACATTGCTGGTGGAAGCGTTGTCAGCGGTCTTATTGGTGCAGATGCGGCTAAGTCTGCGGCACAGGCTCAAGTGGATGCAGCTAATCGTGCGGCTGAGACACAGAAATACATTTTTGACACGCTGAACCAACAACAAGCCCCATATCGTGAGGCTGGATACAGCGCACTCAAAGACATTCAAGGTCAACTGCCTTATCTGACTAGCCAATACAGCCCTGAAGATTTTGCGAAGGGTATTGACCCTGGCTATGCATTCCGACTCAAGCAAGGACAAATGGCTGCCGAGCGTGCTGGCAACATAAGAGGCATGACAGGTAATGTGTTGACAGGCTTGCAAGACTATACGCAAGGTCTTGCCTCGCAAGAATATGCCAATGCCTTTCAACGTAACTTGGCTCAAAAACAGAACATTTACAACACATTGGCAGGGATTGCTGGTCTTGGTCAAACGGCTCAAGGTCAAACCACCACTGCGGCTGGTAACTATGGAACCAATGTGGCAAATCTGATGACAGGTGGCGCAGCAGCTCAAGCAGCAGGGCAAATTGGACAAGCCAATGCTTTGACAGGTGCTTTGAACAATGTCATGAACACTTACACACTTGCAAACTTGTTGGGTCAAACTGGCAAAGTTGGCCCATAAAAAGGAAAAATCATGCCTGTTTTTACCGATCTCAGCCCTAAACAGCAAGGAATGACCCTTGGTGATCTTGTTGGCCTTGCAAGAGGCGTGCAGTCGTATCAACAAGCAGAACAGATGAATCCTTTATTGGTTCGTGAGCAAACCGCCAAAACCAATGTTGTTGAACAAAAAGCACCAGAAGAAATCCAACAAGCAAAGCAATTAACAGAAAAAAACCGATTGGAGATAGCTGGAACAAACTTTAAGCAATTCCAAAACATTGTTGGCGGGTTGGCAACTGATAAACGATTGCTTGATGCAGTTGAAAAAAACGATGTTCAAGGCGCACAAAGGGTTTTGTCGCAAGGTATTCAGCAAATGATCAATGCTGGATTTAATGCGGAAGAAGTTTACACAGGCGCAGCAGAAATGATGCAAGCGGCTAAATCAAACCTTAAAGATTTGCCGACCTTGTTGGGCACAATCAACAAGCAAGCAGTTGGCCCTGAGTCAAGATTGCAACTTCAAACGCCGACACTTGGCACATTTGGTGGTCAGCCTGGCACATTCACATCTGGCACAAGTCAAATTGCGCCTGTGCAGTTTCCTCAAGCCGCACCGCAAGCCATGCCTCAAGGTCAAGCTGCGCCTCAAGGTCAAGCTATGCCTCAGACAACCATGCAGTTGCCCTACCCCGTCCGTCAGGCGGGTATGCCGTTTGCTGGTGCGCCGAGCGAAGAAGCAGATCGATCAAAAGGCCAGTTGTATCGCCAAAGTTTGGTGAACAAGCAATCTGAGTTTCCGACCCTAAAACGCAACTTGGATGAAGTCATCAAAGAGGCGACCAAACTTGACCCTGGTAGTATTTGGTCATCTGGTGTTTTGGGCACAATCAGACGCAATTTTGCCAACTATGCTGGCGACCCGACCTATAAACAATTGAGCAAGGATTTGGCTAACGTTGCCATTTCCAACATTCAAGCGGTTGGCGGGTCTATGGACACAGTAGCGGGTCAGCAACTGGCACGCATGGCTAATGGCGATGAAACTTACCCGCCAGAAGTTTTGCTCAATATTGCAAGACGCACCTATGCTGATCTGACCAATTTGAATATGCAAGCGCAAGGCGCACAGGCTTTTGCCAATAAGTTTGGTGACAATAACCTTAACGCCTTCAGACAAGAATGGAACAAAAACGCTGATTCCAAAGTGTTTGAGGCAATCAGCGTTTACGAGAATGTGCAAGACCCCGCAGAACGCAAAAAATTGATTGATGGCCTATTAGGAAGCAATCAAAAAGTGCGTGAAGATTTTGCAAGACGTTATAAAAACATCAAGAAATTGACTGAAACTGGGGAGTTGTGATGGATGAACTTGAGCAACTTATCAGGGGCGGTCAGCCCTCTACCAAAAAAGATTACAGCAACCTTGTTACTGAGGATTTGCTAGATCGTTTGCGTAAAGTTGAAAGCGGCAAAGATGATTTTGCTGTTAACAAGCAGACCAAAGCACTTGGTGCATATCAATTCATGCCTGAAACAGTGGCTGATATGCACCGCAAGGGCAAGAAATTCAATCCATTTGACGAAAAAGAAGCACGTCAAGCTGCCAAAGAATATCTCATTGATCTGGTCAACCGAAACAATGGCGATTTAGACAAGGCGTTGGCTAACTATGGCGGGTTTGTCACTAAAGACCCGAGCCAATATGTTTCAAAGGTCAAAGGCGATGGTAAGCCAAGTGCGCCTGTTGACGAGCTTGAGCAATTGATTCGTGGCACACCCACACAGCAAGCCCCTGCAAAGCCCGAGCCTGTTAAGCCTCAAGGCGTGTCTGAAGCAGATATGTCAAAGCCTTTTATTGGCTTTCCGTCTGCCAAGAAGCCGACTGCACAAAAGCCTAGTGAGGCAAATGTTCAGCCTATGCGTGAGTTGGGGCAATCATTTGCTAGTTTGGCAGATCAACCAATCAATATGCTAACTGGCGCATTAGATTATGCTGCTTATCCTTTGGCAAGGGCTTATTATGGATTCAAAATGTCTCCAGAAGAAGCCGCAGCAAAAGCAAGGGCTGAAACTACAAGTCCAAAGAACATTATTGGTCGTGCGCTTGGAATTGAGCAAACGCCTGGTTACCAAGCAGAAGTAACAAGAGCCGTTCCAAGAGCAATTATGGAAACTGATGCGGCAAAATACATTGCTGCAAATGTGTCACAAGGAATTGACGCACTAAGTGCAAAAACTGGTTTGCCTAAAGCAGATGTAGAAAGCATTATCCAAAGTTTGGGTATAGCGGCTACTCCAGCAGTGACTAAAGGGCTAGAAGCAACGGCTAAAGGCGCAAAGTCTGTGGTCGGCACAATTCAAGAAGCACGTGAGTTGGCACAAACAAGAGCCACCCCCGCTACGCCTCAAGCCCCTCAAGTTGCGCCACAAAAAGGCATGGTTAGCATGGGTTCAGCGGCAGCCCCCACAGAAACCACAATCAAGGCTGCTTTAACCCAAGCTAGTCCAGATTTGCAACAGGCTATTGGCAATATACCTGTAAACAAAGTCAATATGCCTGTGCTTCAACGACACATTGAAGCGGATACTTTGCCTGTTCCTCTACGACTGACAGAAGGGCAAGCAACTGGCGACCCGATCATTATTTCTAATGAAATGAACCGTCGTGGTAAGCCTGGCAATGAGGCTTTGGTTGCTCGATTGAATGAGCAAAACCAGCAATTGATTGACAACCTTAACGCTATTCGGGAAAAGGCTGCACCTGATGCGTTTGGCACACGCCCAATTGAGTTTGGCGAATCAATTATTGACTCTTACAAGCAGAAAAACAAACTGCTAGAAGATGACATAAACGCCAAATATACAGCCTTGCGTGATGCGGCTGGTGGTCAATTTCCTGTTGATGCACCACAACTGCTGAAGAATGTTGAAACAACTCTGCGTAAAGAATTGTTAACCAACGATGCCAAGCAGATTTCTCAATTCAAAGAATTGCAAAGGTTGGCAAAAGATAACTCAATGACTTTTGAGGATTTCTTGAGCCTAAGAAAGAACCTTGGGAATGTGGCTAGAACAGCGCAAGATGGCAATGTTCGCATGGCTGCTAGTCGCATGATTGATGAGCTTGAAAAATTGCCTTTGAGCAAACAAGCCCAAAACCTTAAGCCTTTGGCTGATGAGGCTCGTAAAGCGGCACGTGAACGATTCCAGATGCTGAGTAAAGACCCCGCATTTAAGGCGGCGGTTGACGATACAGTGCCAGCAGACAAGTTTGCCCAAAAGTTTGTGATCAACGGCGTTAACAAGAATGTTAAGCAGATGATTGACAATCTTGGGTCTGAATCACCCGCACATCAAAGCATGAAGGCTGCGATTCTTAGCCACCTAAAAGAAAAGGCTGGCATTATTGATGACAAGGGTAATTTTACGCAAGCTGGATACAACAAGGCTTTACGCAACCTTGACAACATGAACAATCTAAACATTGTCATGGATGGCGAAACTGCGGGACAATTGAAATCATTGGGGAATGTGGCTAGCTACATTCAAAATCAACCCAAAGGGTCGTTTGTTAACAACTCTAATACGCTAGTTGGTGCGTTGGCTGAAAAGGCTGCTGGCCTTGCTGAAACCGCTGGCAATGTGATGTTGGGTGGCAAATTTGGTATCCCTGCGGGTTCAATTGTGCGTGGCAAAGTGCAAGAATTTAAATCCAAAAAAGAAGCCGAAAAGTCTTTGCGTCCAGGCGCAGGGGTTGAACTCAGAAACATTGGTAAGGAAGAAAAATGAGCGTCCTATTAGCACCCATCGGTAATGGCTTTCAATTCTTTGATGCCAATGGACAACCCCTAAATGGCGGGTTTCTGTACACCTATCAAGCTGGTTCAACTACGCCAGCATCAACTTTCACCACCAATTCAGGTGCGGTTGCGAACACCAATCCTATTGTGCTTGGTTCTGATGGTCGCCCACCGCAAGAGATTTGGCTGACTGCTGGTTCAAGTTATAAATTTGTACTGTCAACAAGCGCAAACGTCACGATTGGCACATACGACAACCTGTATGGCATTGTTAATGCTGCGCCTGTGGCTAACCCTGTGCCTAGCGGTGCAATTGTGATGTGGAGTGGGTCTATTGGCTCAATTCCCGCTGGATACTATTTGTGCGATGGCAATAACGGCACTCCTGATCTGCGTGATCGGTTTGTGGTTGGCTCGGGCAATTCCTATGCTGTTGGCAATACTGGTGGTTTCACTAGTTCTGTAACCTCTAGCATTGGCACTAATCTACCTCTCTATTATTCACTCGCATTCATTCAGAAGGCTTGAAGATGGACTCAGGAGAGATTGACCCCGTGAAATATGGTGTTCTGTGGGAAAGAGTGCAGAACATGGACAAGAAGATTGACAAGATGGAAGGCCAGATTGGTGAGCTTCTTGAACTAGCCAATAAATCAAAGGGTGGCTTTTGGATGGGCATGACCATAGCTTCTATGGTTGGCGGCGCATTCACATGGATAATAGGACACTTTAAAGGCGGGTAATGGAGCCGATCAGCACCGCCTTGGCTGCGTTTGCCGCTGTTCAAAAGACAGTTCAACTGATCAAACAGGCGCAAAAGACTGTTAATGATGTTTCTTCTCTTGGCCCCTTACTTGGAAATTACTTTGGGGCTAAACAGCAGACAGTCAAAGCGTTAGAAGAAGCAAAGAAAAAGGGCGGTTCTTCACTATCTCAGGCAATCCAGATTGAGATGGAATTGCTGAGTCAAAAGAAGTTTGAAGATGAATTGAAGATGATATTTTTCCAAACAGGTCATGCTGACATTTGGGAAAACATCATGAAGCGAGTGCAAGCTGGCGAGGAAGCTGAACGTGAAGCTCGTAGAAGGGCGAACGATGCCGCAAGAGTTAAAGCAAGAAAAATGGCAGAATTAATTAATCTTGTCATTGGTATTGTTCTTGTTGTTTTGCTTGTTCCTCCTCTTGTTTGGTTGGTAATTCAAGGCATCATGTTTGCAAAGGACAAATGATGATTCGCTTTGGTCAGATCATCATCTTTTTTCTTTACATTACTTTACTTGGAGTCATAGTCGTTGGATGCGATATGCCTGAGTTTTATCG